ATGAAATTGTTTATGACTTATCTTCCGTAGAAGCCAAAGTTGTTCAAATTGAAACGGAAAGAACTGCACAAGAACAAGCGCAAGCAACTTCTAAGGCTTCTGCACTAGCTAAACTAGCCGCATTAGGTCTTACACAAGACGAAGTAAAAGCGTTAGTTGGTTAATATGGCTTTTGAGATTGACCCCGTCAAATATGGCGTACTTTGGCAAAAGGTCGAAGATTACGAACGCAAGTTTGATTCTATGGAACGCAAAATAGACAACATGGATGCTGACTTAAAGAAGCTGGTAGGCATGGCAGAACGGTCTAGGGGCGGTTTTTGGGTAGGCATGACCATTGTCGCTGGAATCAGCACCGTATTCGGCTGGGCAATCCACTTATTTGGCGATAGATAATGTGGATGTCAAAACCCTTACAGACAGCCTTGATTCAGCTAGGGAAAGTGCCAAGTCATTAACTAAACAAGTAGAAGCGTTCCAAAAAGACGGAACGGATGTAGCAACACAATTAGCCCAAGATAGACTTAGGGCTAAAAAAGAAGCACAAGTAAAGCAGCGTTTAGCAATACACAAGGCTTTAGCTGAATACCGTCAGCGCAAGTTAATTAGCCAAGAAGAATACACCTTAAAGGTCGAGTTCTTGCGGCAATTTAAAAATGTTGCGTTAGGCGAGAAAGAATGGGCTGAAATCTTGAAGATAAAGAATGAACTAGAAAAGCTGGAAAAAGAAGAAAAACAGAAGTATGACGGTGATTTAAAGAATATTCGCAGGGCGCAGTTAATGTGCTTACTAGTAGCAGGTTGGATAGCGTGGGCTATTGTTTGGGGTGATAAATGATGGAAACTTTACTTGGACTACTTAAAGGCGTTGCTCCTGTCTTGGCTACTGCTGTTGCTGGCCCTGCTGGGGGTGCTGCTGTGGGCTGGATCGCTTCTAAGCTAGGCATACCTGACGATACGGTTGAAGGAGTAACCCAAGCCCTTACAGGCAATCCTGAGATGACCCTTAAACTCAAAGAATTAGACCTTGAGTACGCCAAATTAGAAGCCGCAGACCGTGATTCTGCCCGTCAAGCCTACGCAACCGTAGCCACAAGCGAACACGCTACCAAGTTAGATAAAGCCGTAGTACCCTTGCTTGCGCTTGGTACGGTTACTTTAGCCTTTAGCTTTATTGGTATCTTGATGTTTAAAGATGTACCTGTAGACCAACAACAAATGGTAATCTTTGCGCTTGGATTTATTACCAGCAGCGCAGGTCAAGTCTTATCGTTTTACTTTGGTTCAAGCCAAGGCAGCAAAGACAAAAACAAAGAGATTCAGGAGATGATGAAAAAATGAACCTAAGCGAACATTTTACTTATGAAGAACTTACCCACACGGATCATCGCCAGTTTGACAATACGCCTAATGCTTCTGAAATGGCAAATCTTGTGCGCTTGGCTGCGTTTCTTGAGGAAGTTAAAACGGTTCTAGGTGGCAAACCAATCATGGTCAATTCAGCCTTTCGTTGCAAACAGGTAAATGATGCGGTAGGATCAAAGGACACTAGCCAGCATCGGATTGGTTGTGCAGCAGATATACGAGTACCAGGCATGACCCCCGATGAAGTCGTAAGGGCTGTTATTGCATCCGGAATTGGATATGACCAAATTATTCGAGAATTTGACCGTTGGACACATATTAGTGTGCCTAATACTGCTGGCAGTACTCCTCGCAGACAGTCTTTGATTATTGATAAAGCGGGTACAAGGCCCTACGCCTAAAAAACATCCCGTAAATCTACAAATTTCCACATATGCGTGGGTACATCGTAGAAATACTCCTCATTAGCTACTGCCTTATTTGGTACTTCAACTAATGGACAGTCTTTGATCTTGCTGGCCCTGATCCAGTAGGCATGGGTAAGGTTTCTAGTCACCACATACATGGTAGTACGAGGGTTGGTGAACAGTTTTTCCTTGCGCTGAGCAATGTGGATTGTGTCGTAAGGGCAAAAATCCATACCCCAATCTCGCACTTCCACTTCCCCATATCCAATATGCTGCCCGTAACGGCTTAAAACGAGGTCTACAGCGTACTTATCAGGGTTAGGCACGGCATCGACATGGTGAACCGTTTTAAGCCAGCCAGCGACCGCATTACGAGCAGGTGGGTCACACGCATCATGTAGCCGCTGGTCAAACTTCTTATATTGCATTGCCAACCATCAAATAGTTAGCCACGAAAAAAAAAATTGAGAACGCTATTCCAAGCAAAAGCCCCAAGATAATGTCTTTCATGCGTCATTCCTTGAAACATAGGCTTCTTGAACGCTAATCTCAAACTTGGCCCAGCCGCCTAGTCCGTGAATCATCTCTAGTACGCTGGTTTCGGTATCGGCTATGCAAACATCTTCAATGTCAATGCCGCCAATGTAGCCTACATCCGGCTCGTCTTTATCAACGCTGCCGTACACATCCAGGTATGTGTCACCGCAATATAGGGAAACTACATAATTATTTAACTTAGCCATTTTTATTCCTTTTCTATATCACTCCCCAATGGAGTAATGACAGAATAATTAAGATTGCTTAACTTGTAAAGGATTATTTTGCATAAAAACAACAGGGCAGTATTTAGCAGTTGCAAGCTGTATGGCAGAAAGCCGCAAAATTCCATACTTACTGCATCCTACTTTGGCGGCTTAACGCCCTAAGAATAGTTGGGGTACTCACAGCCCTTTATGTGAAGCGTGTCTGCTTTCCCCCGTTCCCGTGAAGGAACTACCATTATATTCCGTTCTTAATTTGGTAAACACGCAACAAATGTTCAAAGCACTCCCAGCCTTTTTGAAGCCGATCCTGCTCAATTTCAATAAGTTTTACCTGATTGGTAAGCGCATTGACAAACACTATGGCGCATCTAGCAGTTGGAACGCCTAGGCCCTCACGGTAAGCCGCCAGCTGCATTTCATGCTCAAAGTACACATCAACTTTAGCAAGGTCGGTTTCCTTGGTCTTGAAATCAACTATAAAACCCTCGCCCTTGCCATTGACTGGTTTAGCCATTAGATCGCATTTGCCACCAAACCCTAACGGATGCCCAAACGACTTTTCTGAAAGCCATAGCTGGCTTCCAAACGCATCCTGCAAGGCTTTATCAATCGCATCCAAGTACGGTGGCTTTTCCGGCATATATACCTGGTCAAAATACGCCTCAATGACCGCATGAATAGCCGTACCCCGTTCCGCAGCCTCACGACCCGTAGCCTTGGAATCTTGCATGACACGGGCTAACCAATCAGTTTCAAGTTCGCCTTCCATCCTAGGCAGGGTTAGTGCTGCTAAGAGGACTTGTTGCTGTTTCCATGTATCAAGCCCTGCTTTCGATAGCATTCCGTTAATTGTTGTAACACTTGGCAAAAGTCCGAGTTTCCGTGCGTCACGAAGCGTTGTGGCTCTTTCCCCAGTTTTGCCGATGGTTGTATAGGCTGGAGTGCCGTCTTTTGTGTACCAATGACCATTTTCTGTCACCTTTTCTTTAACAATCATTTTGGCCTTAGAAGCAGGTAGTGTTGCAATTGCCGCCATAGCAGCAAGTTGTACAAGTTACCATGCGACCGCCTTGCATGATGGTATGGGTTGTGCAGCTGGCATATACCAAAGTAGCTGTCAAAGAAAAGCAAAGACCTACAAATAATTTTTTCATGTTGTTGCTCCTTAAAAGGGAATATCGTTTAGGTTGTCATCTTCAATCTTAGGCGCAGCAGCTTCACGCTGCTTTTGCCCACGCCACTCACTACTTTCTGCAATCTTTTCTTTGTAATACTTAGGCAAAGAATCGTACTTAGATTGGTCAAATTCAGCCAGCCAAAAGTGATTAACGGGGTTGATGCCTTCAGGCTGGGCGTTACGCAGGGCAGACGGTACAGGACTAATGCCGCTAATGTTGGCATATTTACCATCTTCACTATGCGTAATATTGACCATGCAGAACTTACCTAGCAGGTTTTTAAGGTCAAAGTTCTTGCGATCTTCCGCAGTCATTTTCTTGTTTGACCAGCTTTCAAGGTCTTGACGCAGTCGTGCTTGATCGCCAAGGCTGACGGTATAGCGTTTAGATACAATTAACGGTTTGCCGTCATCGGTTTTAAGTGGCTGACCTGCATCATCGTCACCATGCAATTCCCAAGTAAATACGACCTTGTGCATGATCTTGGTTTCCCCAGCCCATTCTGTAGCTTGGTGGCCCAAATCAATGATGGAGTAAAGCCGTGCCATGTGTAAGCCAGCAGGGGCAATCTTAAAGTCTTTTTGCGTATCGGTAATAATCATTTGTTTGCTCCAAAAATTTGACCAAAGTCGTTCACAATGTCACGAATGACGGGGTTTACATGGTTATTGCGTTTAGGTGCGACATATCCGCAGCAATGGCGTAATAGGTCTATTTGACGCTCGGTAAGAAATACACCTTCTTCCAGGTCTTTGAATACTTCATCAAGTTCAAACTGCATCTGTACTTGATCTGCTAACTGCTGGTCATAATCACTCATTTTTTACTCTTTCTCACCCGCTTGGGTAGTTATCACGGCACATACCGTACTTAGATATTAAGATACCTTAAACCTATAGTCAAGGGTTTATTTGCAAAAGTGTTGTTTATTTGTTAAGATACCTTACATGAATGCAACAGCAATTATCAAATTACTTGGTGGCCCAACCCGTATATCTAAGCTGGTCGGAGTATCTGTGCCAGCAGTATCTATGTGGCAGAACGGTGATATACCAATGGATAAGCTGGTGATCCTAGCTGCAACATTAGAAAAAGAATCGCACGGGCTAATTACTCGTAAAACCTTATTTCCACACAACCATAAATTAATTTGGCCTGAGTTAGATTAGTTTGTTATACTTATTTTGTCAGGCGTGGAAACTTGGCGAAATATAAGGCTCTATTCACATGGGCTGGAATGACACAATTTATGTTGTATTTTGTCAATCCTTCCACGCCCCAGCCCAGTTGAATAGAGCTTTTTTCATTTGTGCTGGCGAAACGAACGGGTTACCGAGTGTCGCAAAATGCCAGCGAAATGGGCTAGATGGGGTAGAGGCCAGTTGGAAAATGAACTGGAGCGAGGGACGACACCTGCGATACCCCCAAGTAATCGGTTCTAGCCGACTTGGACAGCCTTGCAACGGCATACATCACTAGAATAAAACCCACATCGGTGGTTGGTCGTTCTATGGAGAAATGAAATGCTTGAAAACCTAGATTTGCAAGAAACCCCATTACCTAAAAGCCTAGATCGGTGGAATAACCACAATCTGCTTGAAACCTACAACTACACAAAACGCCCTGATTTAAAGGCTTTTATTGCAAGTGAATTTTGGTGGCGGTCTGAGATGTTGCAAATTAGCGACATTAGGGAAACTACTAAGTAAATAGTTGTTGCATTGTTAAGTTATCTTAACTAAACTGGTGTTACTCAATAACGAGTGAGATAGAAAAAGGAGCAACAAATGTACGCACATATTTATAAAGGCCGTGGTCGTAACGGTGGTTGGGTTTTAATTATTACTACTGGTGCTGCAATTAATGAGGGCGTTCTTTCAGAAAGAACTTATGTAACGCTTGCTGGCGCTAAACAAGAAGCCAAACAAGCTGGTGCAAAACCCCACAATTATTAATTAACCAGCCCCTACGGGGGCTACCTTTAAAGGTGAGATAGACATGAAAGATTTATTAGGTGCTTGCATATTAGGTGCAATTATTGGTGCAATGTTTGCTTATGGTGTTCCTGCACACGCCCAAACATATGTAATTACAAACCCACAAGGCCAAGTTACTGGCTACATTCAGCAAAACGGAAATACGGCCAATGTATTAACCCCGCAAGGCAATACGGTAGGGCAACCATTGACGGTTTACCCCAACCAAATCGTAACACCGTCAGGGGCAGCTATCGGAGTTTCCCAATACACCGTACCAATGACACCCCCAAGCCCGCCAAGCGTCAAGGTGTTGCAATGATTGAAACGATAATGATTGTCTTTGCCATCGGGGTATTTGCTATATTCGCAACTTTGATGGTATTGGCTGGAATACTACTTTTTTGGATACGCAATGACTGAAAAACGCTACTGTACAAGCTGTGAGGTTATGCGCCCAGCAGACTACGGCAAGATGATTAAAGCAGGCAAGATTACCAGGTGGAAATGCACCGCCTGTACTTTAAAAATTAACGAACCAAGGTACGCTAAAAAGGCGCAAGATAAATAATGGAATTTGCATACGGAATGTTAGCTGGGATGTATTTAACAATATTGGTTATTGCCGTTCAATTGCGATTAAAAAAGGCACAAGAGAAATGAATTTTGCTGATTTTTATAGCCTATATCCTCGCAAACAGGGGCGCAGGGCTGCTGAGAAGTCATGGGACAGGCTAACCCATCAAGAACAAGAAGATGCGTTCCTAGCCCTTTCTACGCACATTGAATATTGGAAACTAAAGCAGACCGAAAAAGACTTTATTCCCCATCCGGCTACTTGGCTCAACCAGGGCCGTTGGGAAGATGAACTGGATATGGAAGTCAAAAAGGTCAAGAAACCTGAATTGCCGTGGTATTCCAGCGAGGAATTAACCAAAGCTAAAGCACAAGAATTAGGAGTTCAAGCATATGCAGGCGAAGGATGGCAGCAATGGCGGGCAAGGATCAGCCAAAGAATTAAGCAATTGGAAGAACAGGCTTGATTACCTTTCGTCTTGGTATATCGGGGTTGCTAAACGCAGGGGGTGGGATGTGGTCGTGCATTTGCTTGCCCAATATCCTGATATTGAAAACGAAGTTAAGCAAGAAATTAAAAGAAAACTAGGAAAATGAATGAGTTGGCTCTTTTCGCAGGCGCTGGTGGGGGAATACTTGGGGGACACTTACTTGGATGGCGAACCGTCTGCGCTGTCGAGTGGGAACAGTACCCAGCAAGCGTATTGTGCGCAAGACAAAATGACGGACTTCTCCCGCCTTTCCCGATTTGGGATGATGTTCAAACCTTTAACGGAAAGCCGTGGCGAGGAATTGTTGATGTCATATCTGGCGGGTTTCCATGTCAAGACATTTCAGTCGCAGGAAAAGGTGACGGCCTTGACGGAGAACGGTCAGGAATGTGGCGAGAGATGGCAAGGATTATTGGCGAAGTTGGACCTCAATTCGTATTCGTGGAAAACTCCCCAATGCTCACTTCTAGAGGACTCGGAACAGTCCTTGCAGACTTGGCCCAATTGGGGTTTGATGCTGAATGGGGTGTGCTGGGAGCAGACAATGCCGGATTACCTCACCGAAGGAAGCGAATATGGTTGCTGGCTGCCAACACCAACGGTCAGTATGAAAAACGGATGTTCGAGCAAACGATATCGAAATTCAGCGGAATACCGAGGATCAATGCCTATGGAGTGGATAAGAACGAGCAAGGATTGCGAACAATACTTAGACCCGGATTACGCAGAACTTGTAATGGACTTCCCGGACAAATGGACAGACTTAAAGCCGTTGGAAATGCACAAGTACCAAGAGTGGCTAGGCTCGCATGGGAAATACTTAAAGGAAGATTAGATGAGAGAAATTGATCCAAACAAATGTATAGACTTTATTTTAGAGAACGCTGGCAAATACGCAGCTGCCAAAGGTGAGTTGGCCCAGCTAGAAACTTATAAAAGCAGCTTAAAAGCAATAATGATGCAGAAGTCAGGCGAACAGACCATAGGGGCGCAGGAACGAGAAGCCTACGCTAGTCAAGATTACCAAGACTTATGCAAAGCTATAGGCACGGCTACCGAAAACGCTGAAAAGCTGAAATGGGAATTAGAAGCAGCCAGGCTTAGACACGCAACTTGGCAAACCTTAGAAGTATCAAACCGCAACCAAGACAGGATTTTAAAATGATTAACTTAGCTGAAGAACTGCTTATACTTAAAACACTTGTAAAGATGTATGAAACCGCACTTGCCCAAAACGACAAAGTGCTTATTATGGAAATTGCAGTAGATATTGCAGAATCAGCAGAAAAACTAGAACAACGAAGCGTAGACAATGCCAATGTCTGATATGATGTAATCACCACATAAGGGGATTATATGGAATCTTGGAAAAATATTGTTGGGTTAGAAGATTATTACGAAGTTTCTGATTTAGGAAACATACGATCTAAAGTCCGTGAAGGCGTTACTTTATATGGCAAAAGGACTTATGGCGGCAATGTAATAAAACCATTTATTTCCACAGTTGGCTATCCAGCAGTAAACCTTACTTTTAAAGGTTACAGAAAACAATTTTATTTACACAGGCTGGTTTTAGAAGCATTTGTTGGTAAGGCACCTGAAGGCATGGAAGCCTGCCACAACAACGGAATAAGAGCAGATGCAAAATTAACTAACTTGCGTTGGGACACTAGAAGCAACAATGCTTTAGACAAACGCAACCATGAAACATGGCAAGGTGGTGAAAATAATGGCAATGCAAAATTAACTAATCAACAAGCGCAAGAAATAAAAAATTCAAATAGTTCATCAAAAAAGTTGGCTAAATTGTATGGCGTAGGCCAAACTACAATTTTAAGAATTAAGCACAGTAAAACTTATGACGCTAGAAAATTTAACACCTAAACAAAAAAAGGAACATTATGGTCGAGTGGCGAGATTGGGGTGCATACTCTGCAGGCACATTGGGTACGAAACCGATGATTGTGGGTGCGAACTCCATCACATTAGAAGAACTGGTAGACGAAGTGATGCCCCTGTTATCCCGCTCTGCCCATACCATCATCGGGGGTCAAATACCAGTATTCACGGAATGGGGCGTAGAAGATTTGAGGCAGAATATGGCATTACTGAAGAATCACTACTCGCTCAGACACTTGAACTACTTGGATGAATAGGGTTATTTCGTGGTTTTCTTGCGGTGCGGCAAGCGCAGTAGCGACTAAGCTGGCTATTGCTGAAAGCGAAACGCCTGTTGAGGTGGTTTATTGTCATGTCAAGGAAGAACACCCTGACAATCTGCGGTTTATGAAAGACTGCGAAAAATGGTTCGGTCAGCCAATAAAGGTCATTAAAAACGAAAAATACAATGGCAGCATTTTCGAAGTATTTGAAAAACGCAAGTACATTGTCGGTATTGGTGGTGCGCCTTGTACCGTACACCTTAAAAAAGATATGCGAAAAGCGTTTGAATTGCCTAATGACAGGCAGGTATTTGGGTACACCGTAGAAGAACAAGACCGAGTAGACCGTTTTATAGACGCTAACAACGATGTAAACCTATGGTCAATCCTTATAGATAAAGGGCTGGGTAAGTCAGATTGCTTGGCTATGATTGATCGGGCTGGTATTGAACTGCCAGCAATGTATAAGCTAGGCTACCAAAACAACAACTGTATAGGGTGCGTTAAGGGTGGCTTGGGCTACTGGAATAAGATACGGCACGACTTTCCTGAACAATTTGACCGCATGGCAGGTATCGAGCGCACAGTCGGGGCAAAAATACTTAAACATAAAGGCGAGCGCATTTGGCTTACAGAACTGCCTTTAGACGCTGGTGATTACCCAACCGAGCAATCAATAGAATGTGGCATTTTCTGTCATATGGCAGAATCGGAAATAAATGATCGTACTTAACCTGCCCCTGCCGCCAAGCGTAAACCATTACATTAAAAGTAGTGGCTACAGGCGTTATTTGAGCAAAGAAGCGGTTGAGTTTAAAAAGCAAGTTGCCGACTATGTATCGGAGTATCGAGTACCCAAGCTGGGCGATGCTCGAATTGAGATGCACATAACCATCCATTTTGCTAATAAGCGTAGGCAGGATTTGGATAATCGTGTCAAATCGCTGTGGGATTCGCTCGGTGGCAACGGTGCTGGCGTATTTAACGATGATTCACAAATTGATGTGTTATTTCTACAGCGTGGCGAAATAATTAAAGGCGGTAAATGTCTTGTAATGATTGATATTCTTGATAAAATAGAGGAAACTACCCCCATAACATAAGGATTTGTATGGAAAATTGCGCTTTATTCTTAGCTACAATGCTTCATTCAGCGACTAATACCCATTTTTTCCATTGGTCTACTGATTCTTACGCCAAACACATCGCTTTAGCCGAGTACTACGACAGCATTGTTGATCTGACCGACACTTTTGCCGAATCCTATATGGGCAAATACGGCAAGTTTACTAGCTTCCCAAGCGTATATCACCAACCTAAAGACCCAATTCGCTACTTAGAATCCTTGCAGAGTTTTGTAAAAGAAGCTCGTCAAGACCTGCCGCAAGATAGCGAATTGCAAAACATCATTGATGAGATTGCAGACCTTATCAACACCACAACTTACAAACTTAAGTTCTTAAAATAATGGACAAAAACGACTACCAAAAAGCCAGTAAATTGGCTGAAATTCTAAGGAATTTACAAGTTGGCGGTCAGGCTATGGACATTGGCAAGGCTGGAACAATGTACCAAGGCAGGTTAGGTTATAACTTTCCCGTTGGCGAAAACGCAAATTTAAGCGTTGGCGCATCAGGAATGGGTTTTGCAGACAATCGTTACAACATCCCAGCAAGGGTTACTGGCGTAGATTTAAGCTACGGAACGCCTGACCAAAGCATTTCTGCTGGCTATTACTCCAATAAAACACAGTTTATGGGGCAACCGATGGGTGCTGGCGGTGTAAGTTTAATGTACAGAAAATCATTTGATTAAGGAACAATCATGCCGTTAGACAAATCAGGATCAGCCAAAGCAGTTGGCAAAAACATTAAAGCCGAGATGAAAGCTGGCAAACCTAAAAAACAAGCCGTAGCCATTGCACTCAGCGTTGAGCGTGAGAACGCCAAAGGTGATCGCAAAGCCAAGCTAGAAGATGCCTACGCTAAATACATTGAAGAAAAAGCATGAGTAGACGGGATGACATTCGTGCCGCAGTAGAAAAGCACGATAAGCCCATTGCCAAGACAACTAAGGGCAAAGGCCGTCATTACCAATCAGTAGAAGAAGGCGCAGGCATGACCGCAGCAGGGCGCAAAGCATACAACGCCAAGAACAACAGTAATTTACAAGCACCACAGTCTAGTGGGCCAAGGCACGATAGCTTCTGTGCAAGGTCGGCAGGATGGACTGGCGAAAGGGGCAAAGCTGCCCGCAAACGATGGAGTTGTTAATATGAGTGACGGTTTGTATCATAATATTCACCAAAAAAGGGCTAGGATCGCTGCTGGTTCAGGCGAAAAGATGGCTAAAAAAGGTGATAAAGGCAGACCCAGCGCACAAGACTTTAAAGATGCCGCTAAGACTGCCAAGCCACAAAGCCGTAAAGACATGATCCGTGACAAGATGAAGGATATGTGATGGCTGATTACGAGCGCAAAGACAGCAACTACAAAGCAAAGCACGGCAAAGAGCCGCAAAAGCTACATCCTACAATGACAGCAGGCAAGCCTAGTAGCCTAAGAAAGTTGCAGCAAGACCGCCTAAACCGTAGGCAAATGATTGCCGACAAAGTAAAGGATATGTAATGTTTACCAAAGAAAAGATCAAACCTGAAAACTCTTTGCTGCAACCGCACAAAGAATCTACATTAGAAAAACAACAGCGTTTGCGTTTAGAGCGTAGAGCCGCCCTTGCTAATCAATTGAAAGACTTGGATAAAGAAGTCAAGTAAGTTGCAAGGAAGCAGTAAAGGCAGTAGAATTAACTTATCTTAATCAACCACTTGAGATAGATATGAGTAATAAAGTGTCGAAAACTGTTGAAGGCAACCTAAATAGATCGGGTAGACCCAAGGGAGTGCCTAACAAGTCCACAGCAATGGCTAGGGAAGCGATTGCACAGTTCGTTGATGGTAACGCCCACAAAATGCAAGAGTGGCTAGAACAGGTCGCTAAAGGCGTTAAAAACGATGATGATAAATTCATTGTTTTACCCAATCCTGAAAAGGCTTTTGGTATGTTGCAGAGTGTCATGGAATACCACCTGCCTAAGTTAGCCCGTACTGAGCATACTGGTGACGAAGATCAGCCAGTCAAGATCATTCACGAGCATAAGTTCTTAGATTGAAAGAGTTAGTAAAGCGGTACGAATACCCGTACAAGGCTAGAGATGCGTTCTTAGACTTTCACAGACGGGATCAACGCTGGGCAGTCTTAGTCTGTCATCGCAGGGCTGGTAAGACTGTAGCCACCATCTGCGACACAATCCGCAGGGCAGTCATGGAAAAGAAGCCTGACGGCAGGTATGCTTATATTGCACCGTACTATGCACAGGCTAAGAATATTGCTTGGGATTACCTGCTCAAGTTTGCAGAGCCAGCCATAGTTAAAGCCAATCAATCTGAGTTATGGGTAGAACTGGTCAATGGGGCTAAGATCAGGCTATTTGGTGCTGACAACCCTGATGCCTTGCGTGGTTTGTACCTTGATGGCGTAGTGTTAGATGAGTATGCCGACATGAAACCAAGGCTTTGGGGTGAGATTGTGCGCCCATTGCTGACAGACAGACAGGGCTGGGCTACCTTTATTGGTACGCCTAAAGGCCATAATGCTTTTTACGACATATACAACGAAGCCCAAAAAAACCCTAATTGGTATGTCAAGACGCTAAGAGCCGACCAGTCAGGCTTATTGCCACAGTCTGAATTGATGGATGCACAAGCCACCATGTCAGACAACCAGTACGAGCAAGAGTTCCTATGTAGCTTTGAAGCTGCCATTCTTGGTGCTTTTTATGGTCAGGAGATGCGTAGGCTTACCGATCTTGAGCGCATTACGACTGTGGACTATGACCCCATGTTCCCATGCCATACCGCTTGGGACTTAGGATTTAACGATTCCACAAGCATTTGGTGGTTTCAGGTGGTTTATGGCGAGATACGGGTACTCGATCACCACTCCAGCAACGGTCAAGCCATACCGTTTTACACCATGCTATTGCAACAAAAAGAAGATGAGTTTGGGTACAAATATGGTTACCATTACCTGCCCCATGACGCTAGAGCAAAAACACTAGCAAGCGGTGGTAAGAGCATAATTGAGCAAATTGCTGCAAAAATTGACATAAAACACCTAAAAATTGTTCCAAATCTGTCATTACAAGACGGAATACAGGCAACAAGGCTTGCATTAACTAGGGCTTGGTTTGATAATAGATGTGAAGAAGGCATTGAATGTTTGCGCCAATATCAAAGGGAGTGGGATGATGATAAAAAAGTATTTAGGGATCGCCCGAAACACGATTGGACAAGCCACTCAGCAGATGCGTTCCGCTATCTCAGCCTTGTTTGGAAAGATGAGGACAGCCCTATCCTCAAAGATTCAAACATTAAAGGACTTCATGTCGGGCAAACGGAAGTAACCCTGAACGAGATGTGGAAAGAAACCCCCAAAATAGTTAATCGCAGGATATAAACATGGATCATACATACGAAGATTGGTACAACTGCATCGCCCAGTACGAGCGTACATTTAAGGAATGGGAAGGTCGTGCCGATAAGATCGTTAAACGATACCGTGACGAATCCCGCAGCCGCAACAATCCAAACGCTAAGTTCAATATTCTGTGGAGCAATGTACAAACCATTACCCCTGCGGTATTTGCCCGCCTTCCAAGACCTGATGTAAGTCGTAGATTCCGTGACAACGACCCAATTGGTCGTGTAGCGTCAATGATGCTAGAACGGGCATTGGAGTACGAAATTGAGCATTATGGTGACTATGCCAGCGCAATGAAGCAAGCGGTTCAAGACCGTTTACTGGGTGGGCGTGGTACAGCTTGGGTGCGTTATGAGCCACATATTGTCGGTATGGCTGGTGGTGAAGCAGAAGATATGCCTGATGATGGCCTGCAAGTTACCGAAGATACAGACGAAGCAGAAACCGAAGGCGGTATTTACCGTGAAGATCAAGAGCGTATTGAGTACGAATGCGCCCCAGTAGATTATGTTTACTGGCGTGACTTTGGTATGACCGTAGCCCGTACATGGGAAGAAGTCACCGCAGTATGGCGTAAGGTTTATATGGAGCGCCCTGCCCTTGTAGAACGCTTTGGTGAGGAACTTGGCGGCAGAATCCCGTTAGATACTAAGCCTGACACATCTAAATCATTTAACGAGAAGATGACCGAAGGTTCACGAGAAGCCTTGATTTATGAGATTTGGGACAAAACCACAGGTCAAGTGCTTTGGCTATCCAAGTCAATGGGTAAGATTCTTGATACCCGTGACGATCCGTTGCAGCTTGAAAACTTTTGGCCTTGCCCAAAACCCATGTTTTCAACCCTCACAACCGACAGCCTAATTCCTGTACCTGACTTTGTACTGTACCAAGATCAAGCAAGACAGCTGGACACCCTTGCAGACCGTATTGATGGCTTTATTCATGCCCTTAAAGTGCGTGGTGTTTACGATGCGGCAGAGCCAAGCCTTGCTCGCTTGTTTACAGAAGGCGAAAACAACGCATTGCTACCAGTTAAAAACTACGGGGCATTTAGCGAAAAAGGTGGACTTTCAGGCTCTATTAACCTTGTAGATATTCGACCCATTGCAGAAGGCTTGCAAATGGCTTACCAGGCTATGGATCAGGTTAAAGGGCAAATCTACGAGATCATGGGCATTGCTGACATTCAGCGTGGTCAGACCGATCCTAACGAAACGCTTGGCGCACAGATTATTAAGTCAAACAACGCTTCAGGGCGTTTAAAGACTATGCAGCATGAGGTAGTGAACTTTGCTACTGCCTTGTTGCAGATCAAAGCGCAGATTATTTGCCAGCACTTTACCGATGACACCATCGTTAAGATTAGCGGTGCAATGCAATTATCCCCGCAAGATCAAGCACTTATCCCACAAGCGTTGCAACTTCTGAAAGACGAACCCGCTAAGAACTTCCGCATCGAAGTAACTAGCGATTCCATGATTTATCAGGATGAGCAGCAGGAAAAGCAGGATCGTGTTGAGTTCCTAACCGCAGTCAGCCAGTTTATGCAAACAGCCCTGCCAGTAGCACAAGGCGCACCTGAACTTACTCCATTGCTAATGGAAATGCTCAAGTTTGGCGTAACAGCATTTAAAGCTGGTAAAGGCATGGA